ATACGCACCTCGTCACTCTGCACATTCCCGCACTGATCCTCAAGGTGATGCAGTAGCACGAGTCGCTGGTCCTGCCCCACAAGGTCGCGGTCAAACAGGGCGGCCAGCCCCCGATTGTCTCTGAGTTGCAGATAGTCCATGCCCTCATAGCGGCCCATGAGTGTGAACTGGCGGCTGGGCTTGCGGGTGTAGTCGTCGAACCCACCGTCGATCCGGGCGTACTCGGTCGCAACGTTCTCCGGCGTGGCCAGCCCGAGGCCGATGATCGCGGTCAGCAGCCAGCCGAAATCTTTAAAACGCATGACGCGCCCTCCTGCGCGGGTGAGCCCTGACCTGCTGCTCGTGCTCGCATGCGGCGTGCCGTTCCAGAGATAGGGCGCGGGCACCTGATTGGGGACCAGGCCTTGCTGATCCCCGTCGATATACGTCGTCGCAGCCAGCACGCCGTCCGCGCAGCTCTCCAGCTGCGCGCCGTCGATGTAAAAGGCAGCCGTGTTCGCGCTGTTATCCTTCAGCACTTGCACAATCGCGGTCGTGGTGACCGCGGTAAAGAAGACAGTCGGGCGTTGCCAGCGGCTCGTCGCGCGAAACGTGGCGATCCCCAGGCGCGTGCCGCTGCCGTTGACCACGCGGAACTGGTACGAGAGACCACTTTGCCCCCAGAAGTCAATCGACGCCGCGTACAGCGCGCCGTTCACGACCGTCCAGGTGCTCTGCACGCCCTCGTTGAGTCCGCCCGTGGGAGTGAGTTGCAGGCTGTACGCGCCCCGCGCTTGCTTCGCGGTCGTGCGCGTCAAGGCTTCCGGCCCCACGGCCGCGCTCCAGGAGGTCGTGTTGGTTTCAAAACTGGGGTTGGTGATGATGTTCGTGCGCGCGAGCGGCACAACCACGCTAAAGACATCGTCGAGCTCGTAGCCCGTGCGGATGGGGGCCAGCACGCTATGGCTGCGCATCGTTAGCATTAGAGCATGCTCCAGACGATCGCCGCGCTTTGCTGGATCGCGGCCGGTGTCATGTTGGTCTGCACCGGCATCGAGACGTGGCGCGAGTTGTCAATGTAGGTCGCCCCGCCGCCCGCTGCCGCTGCGCTCATTTGCGCCGGGCTGGCCACCGCCTGCTGCACGCGGTCGTTCGGGATGATCGTGCCGCTCTGTCGCGAAATGAACAGCTCCGGCCCTTTTTCGCCGACCGTGTAGGGGGTCAGCGCGTCGACCGGCCCGCCCGCGGCCCGGCCCTCGCGTTCGCCGCGCCGGTACTCTTCCTCGACGATGCGCCGCTCGGTCTGGGTGATTGTCGTGTGGACCTCGCGTGGGATCGACTCTAGCTCTTTGGTGTAGCTTGCCGCGTCGCCCTTGGCCTCTAAGAAATTGGTGACCGCGGTGGCGGTGTACTCCTTGGCATAGTCGTCCATCGCGTGCTGGGTGTCCGCCGCCTGCTGCGCCTGGTCCTGCAAGGTCCCGATCAGCCCCTCGACCGAGCCGCTGCTGCTAGTCGCGAACGTATCGATCGAGCCGGCCATCCGCAGGAAGGTGGACGCAACGTTGTTCTCTTGCAGCCCGTACTCTGCGGCCAGCGCGTCGGTAATCTCGGCGGCCTTGTCTTTGGCAATGTTGCCGAGCTGCGCCTGCGCTAAGGTGTAGTCAATCAGCATCTGCCCCAGATGCTGGCGCTGCGCCGCCTGCTGCTGGGCGTAGGACGCAGCGGCGTTTTGCTCCTCAGTCGCATAGGCCGCCATCTCAGCCGCGATCTTTTCGTCAATCCCCTTCCGCTGCTCCTCGGTCGTGGCCTGTTGTTTTTCCTTTTCGAGCTCGGCGATCTTGTCTTTGTGTTCCGTCGCGCGGGTCTCAACGCCCGTTAAGAACTCACTTTGTGTCGAGGCGTAGCCCTGCACCGCCTCCTGCCCCTTGGCGTAGGTATCCTGGATCTGCTTGCCGAGCTTTTCGATATCCTCAGCCGTGAGACTCGCCTGAGCGCCCAGCCCCGCGGTCGCGTCGGTGGTGACAGCCAGCTGGGTGGTTGCGGTCATGCTTGATGCAGTTACCTTGATAATCGCCTGTTCTTCATTCCGATACGCATCGGTGGCAACAATCAGCGCGTCCTTGTGGGCGTTTATCGCGGCCATTTCGGCGTTGTACTGCTCCTCACTTAGCAGCCCGGCCGCGCTCCGCCGCCCCAAGTCCTCGATCTCGCCCTGGATCATGTCGCGCATCGCCTGGATATTGTCCGCGAACGGCTTCAGTCTCTCGGCTGCCGCCCCGGTCTGGCTACCGTAATTCTCGATCGCGGCCGCGCTGTCGTTCCACCACTGGCGCGACTCCAGCAGTTGCGTGGTCGAGCCCTTGACCGCGTTGTTGAACTTGTTGAACGCCAGCACGGTCACGCCGATCGCCGCCCCAATCGCGACATAGGGGAGCGCGGCCAAGGCGACCGCGCCGGCGTTGGCGACGATCAGGGGCGTCGCGAGCGCCACCCGTTGGGCGACCAGCGCCACGGCCAGCCCCATATTCTGGATGCCCCCGATCGCCGCCGCCCCGCTGGCCGCGGCATAGGCGACCGTTGCGGCGGTGATGCCGAAGAGCGCCGGGATCGCCAGGTCATTCACGGTCCCAGCCAGCTTGGCCAGAAAGGTTTCGCCCTTGAGGGTTGCATCGGCGTACTCGGTAATCGCGTTCACCCCGCTGGCGAGCAGATTGACCAGCTTGGTGAGCAGCGGCAGCACCGCGCTTCCGACCGTGATCTGAAAGGCTTCCAGGCTGCCCATCAGATTATCGACCGCGAAGTTAAAGCCCCGCTGCTTCTTGGCGGCCGTCTCAGCGACGTCTGCCGCCTTGGCCATCTTGTCGGCAAAGGCGTCGTACCCGGCTGCCCCGGCATCGGCCAGTGCCACGGCCGCGCCCATCGCATCATTCCCAAAAATGGCCTGCAACGCTGCCGAGCGCTCGGCGTCGCTTAGGCCAGAGAGCGCACCCTGCAAAAGCTCAGCCGCCTTCTTATTTCCGACAAAGGCGCCGTTCGCGTCATAAAACTTACTGGTGCCTTCGCTGGTTAGCAGATTGAGCTTGGCCATCGCGGCTGACGCGTCGGCGGTCGTCGGCTGCAAGCGGGAAAGGAAGTTCTTGTAGCTCGTGCCCGCCTCGGCCGCGCTCGCGAACGATGGACTGATCAACCCCATCGTGGTCACAAAGTCCGAGTAGACCACGCCGGTTGATTTCGCCTTGCCGCCGGCCGCCAGCAGCGCCTCGCCCAGCGTGTCGACATTCAAGGTTGAGGCACCCGCAGCCTTGACCAGCAGGTTCTGTGACTCGGCCATGAAGCGGGTCTGCTCTTCGACGCTCGCGCCGACCGGCACGAAGGTACCGAGTTGTTTCACGGTCAGCTCGGCCGCATCCGCCAGGTCCATCCCGGCCGCAGCGGCAAAGTTGAGACTGTCTCTGAGCGCCCCGCCGGCAATCACGGCCGGCTCGATCCCGCCCTTGGACAAGGCGATCGCGGCCTGCTGCACATCGGCCGTTGAGACCGGCAGCTCTTTGCCCAGGCTGATGAACAAGTCCTTGAACGTTTCGAGCGACTGCCCGCCTTCCTCGAGGGAGTCACCAGCCGCAACCGCGAACTCGTTCATTCCGGCTTCGAAATCACCCGCGGCCTTGACCCCGTCGACGCCGAATTGCAAGAGCGCCTGCCCGGCCGCCATCGCCCCTTCGACCGCCAGTTCGCCGAGCTTCCGCATCGCGCCGATTGCGGCGTGCTCTATGGCGCCGAGCCCCTCTTCGGCGCAGTCGGTCGCGTGACACAGATCGCCCACATCGTCACCCGCCCGCCCGGCCCCGCGCCCCAGGTCGTCGAGCTCGCGATCGGCCCGCCCGGCGTCATCCCCGAGCTCATCCAGGTCGCCCCCGGCCCGGCGCGAGTCGTCGCCGAGCTCGTCCAGGTCACCGCCAGCCCGCCCGGCCCCGCGTCCCAGGTTCAGCAGATCGCGCACGAGCGATGCCGCCTCACCTTCCAGCCCGTTCAGCGCGGCGACCAGCGACTGAGTTGCGGAGGCGAGTGCTGCCTCAGCGCTGACGACCTGGTGGAGGGTGGCGAGATATTCATCGGCGTCTTTTGCGACGAGTTTGACCCCGGTTTGCTGCACCGCTCGTGTCCTTTTTTGGTCGATTGGCCCAGGCGTCCACTGCCTGGTAGCGCATTTCTATCCGGTAGGTGGCGATTAGCAGCGCCTGCTCATCGCTCTCTTTGGCGTCAAAGGCGTCCCAGTCCAACCCCCACCACTTGGCCGCGCGCACCATTTCATAGTCGCCATGGAACGCAAAGGCCCCGCCCGGCGGGTCAAGGCTCGGACTGAACAGGTTCTTCCCGTGATACGTCGGCTGGAAACGTGGCAATATGCGCCTGGATCGCCGCCTCCTGCGGCGCATTGCGGTCGTAGACAGCCCGGATCAGTTCCGTCCAATCTTTTTCGCTGCCGATACACACGAAGGCGACATACACATAACGATCGTCATAGGCGGTCAGATCAGTCCCAGTCTCGGCCGAAACGCTGCGCACCTGCGTGACCGCATCCTGGTCGATCTCTTTTTCGGTCACCACCACCCCGCGCTTGAGCACAATTTGTCGGATACGCGCATAGACTTCCGCGTTCACCTTATTCGTCCAATCGAGCAGCAGCTGCTGGTAGACCGGGTGGGCCGGGTTCGGGATCTTGATTTTGCCGTCGCCGTAGTCGACCTCCGACATGGGCGGCCTGGGCTCCTCAAACCCCGGCGACGCGATCACCTGCCGGCGCGTCTCGGCCCGCAGCAGCGTACTGACCTTGCGGATCTGGACCGTGCGGCCGGTGTCCGGGAAGGTAAACGGTTCGAGCTTTTCGGGTGGTGGGGTGCGGCCGTTCTGTGGCATGGTTGTGCTCCTCACAACACTCCAGAAGGTACAGCGCGCGGCGTGCAGTGGAGTCCCTGCTCTTCGCCCCGTCGAGCTAGCCGCGCGCTGTCATCAGATCTAGTAGACCGGCGCCGCTCCCAGGTAGATCACCCCGTCTATTAGGCCGCCGCCGAGCCCGGCGACCGCCAGGTTATTGGCCGCAACCATCACGTCCGGGACATCCGGGAAGTCCAGCCGGTTGGCGCGCCCGAACGTCGGCAGCGTGCCGGGCAGCCGGCTACTGTTCGCCTCGGCCCAGACATTGCCGCCAAACGTAGTCTGGAAGATCGCCGCCGTGGGGCCGGTGCGCGTGGCCGCGATCCACAGACACTCGGCCGTGGCGGCAATGATGTCCTGGATAGCCGCGACCGCCGATCCCGGCAGGGTCAGCGTCGTCCAGGTTTCGCCACCATCATCGGTCCACTGCACCACCCCCGCGGCCGTGCCGACGTAGTACAGCAGGTTACTGAGCACCGCCACGGCGGTGAGTGTGCCAGTCACGTTCGTGGTGGTCGCCCGCCAGTGCGTGCCGCGATCGACCGACTTGATCACCGTGTTGCCGGCGCCGACCGCCACGTAGGTCGAGCCATTGCCATGCACGCGGTTGAGGTTCTGCGTGGTGGCATTCCCCGCGTCGAGCACGCTCACCCCCGCCAGGATGTTGGTCGAGACGTAGACATAGCCGCCATCGGCCACGAAGATCACCCGCATCGAGCTATCGACGTACAGGTCGTTGGGCGTCTTGGCCGCAACAAACCCGGCGGTCACCTTGGTCCAGGCCCCTGGCACGCCGGTGAGCTGGTTGATCGGACTGACGTAGTAGGCGTTCTCGGTTTTGGCTACCACCACCAGGTACTGCCCCACCACGTCGATCGCGGTCACCAGCACCCCCAGCCCAAGGCCCGTGAGTGCGCTTGCGGCCCAGCTCGCGCCGCCGTCGACCGAGTACAGCACCTTGCCCGCGACCGCGCTTGACCCGCCCGCCGTCTGCTGCAAGGCGTAGATCCACTGGGTCCCGTCGTTGGGCGGCCCGCACTCGCTGCACTCCTGGTGATTGCCGTAGGTGATGTCGATCACCTCGGTGGTCACATCCACGCTGGCCACCTCGCCGAGCGCGATCCCGCCCACGGTGTAGACATCGCCCAGCCAGGAAAACCCGATCTCGGTCGTCGACTCTTCCGAGCCGTCGAACGGCGTGCGGCCGGCGTAGGTCTTGTCGGCAGACAGCCCGCTGCCGAGAATGTTCAGCGTCGACCAGCCGTTGATCGGGTCGGCCGGGTCGCCACAGAGCCCCTCCGCCTCGTACACGTTCAGCGGGCAATTCAAGCGGAACTTGTGCCAGGGCACGCCACCAAAGCGCTGCTTGAAGGTGAGCGAAGCCGTGGGCATATCCGGCGCGTCGATCGCGATGCCGGTGCGCTTGAACAGGCCGCGCGTGCGCGGGTCGTTCACCTGGATGGGGTTGATACTGCCGCGATCGGGCCGGCTGATATCGCCAACCATCAGGTACTGCTCGTCCATCCCGGCGAAGCGCACGATGTTGCCGGGGCTGGGGCCGCCGCGCTGAGTAAAGGCGCGGATAAAGTTCTGGGTGAGCGTTTCGTTGGACTGCGTCTGTGTCATGGGATGTTCTCCTTATGCGAGCATGCCACGTCTCAAAATGTGGTCTTTGGACAAACGCCATGCCTGGACGTGGCCAAGCCGCGTCCCAAAGGGATTGTCTAAGTCAGCGCCCCCATGCTGATAGCGCTCGGTCGTCGTCGACTCCAGCGTCAGATCGATCTGCAGGTCGTGCAGCCGCTCGTTCGTCTCCCGGCACGCGCAGATGCGCCGCTTGAGCTCAGCCGCGGCGAGCATTGCGACCGCTTGCTGCCAGCGCCGGGCCATCTGGCCGTTCTCTAACGACGCGCCCGCCAGGTAGCGCAGCCGCACGCGATCGGGCTCGGCGTAGCAGCTATTGCAGCCCGCGCTACTCCACACGCCGTTGCTGAGCACCGCCGCGGCTGGTGTCACGAGCCCCAGCACCTTGTCACGAATGCCCGCCCGCGCAATCACCAGGCCCACCGTGCCAGGGTCAGTCGAGCCGCTCGAAGAGCAGCAGCACGCGCCCCAGCCGCCGCAGTCGCTGGTCTCGTAAATCAGCGTGGCCTGCGAGGTGTCGACGGTGTTCCCGGCCTCGTTCGTCGTGCGCTGATAGACCTCTAACGACGTGACGAAGTTCGCCGCATTCGTCGGGTTGATCGCATTCAAGACCGGCGCCTGGTAGAGGATCGGCCGGACGACCAGCCACCTGCGGCCGACAATGACCACATTCCCACCGCTGATCGAGACCTGGATCGGTTGTATCCGCCACCTATCCCCCGTCGCCAGGTCGTCGAAGCGGTCAGCCGCGGCGAAGTAGACCGCGATCTGCGCCGGGTCGGTGACCGTGGTGGGCAGCGTGATGGTAAACGTATCGTTAAAGCCGGTGCCAAGGACATCGCTGTAGACCAGACCACCACCAACGCCGGTCGTCGCCGTGCCGATGAGGGTCAGTTGCTCGACCCCCAGCGCCTGAATGTAGCCCTCCGGCGCTTGCATTGCAACCCTGCGCCCGGTTGTGTCGATATTGCTGAAGCGGATCATCGACGGATCGTTAAAGCGCGGCCACGGCAGCGCGTCGCTGACCACATACTGCGGCGCGACCCGGTACTGGAGGTACGTCAGCAGCTTCTCCTCAGCCCGCTCGATCGCGCGCCTGAGATCGTCGCGCCCGGCCGCGTCACTGCCCTGCCAGGAATATTCCAGCACCAATCCGCTGCACTTGGAGTTGATCGGCATCACGGCATTGGCGCCGCTGTCGGCCAGCCCCCAGAAGTGCCAGGGATGGAGCCCAAGTTCTTGCCTCCAGATATCAAGTGGCAGGAGTGGTGTCATCGCGGCATACTCCAGAGCGCGAGCGCAGCAATCGCCAGGCAGAGCAAGGCAGCTAGCAGGATGTAACGACGCTCAATCACTGGCTATGTCCCCGCGAACGGATAGGTGCGGCCGTTGCCGCCGTTGTAGAGTGCCGACCGCTCGGCGGTGCTCAGCACTTTCTTCCAGAACCCGACCTCGTCGACCCGGCCGTCCATGAAAAACCCTGCCCCTGACCCGATCCGAAAGGTCTCTGTCCCGACAAAAACACCGGCGCTATGCGCGACGCTGTCGACCGGTCCGTCGTTGACCTGGACGTTGAGCGTGTTATTCACGCTGTCGTGCCAGCCGACGACAAAGTACCATGTGGCGGTTGCCGGCGACCCGGCCGTGTTCGCCACCAGCGCCACCGACGCGCTACCGTCGTTGGAGACCACAAAACGAAACCGATCGGACGAGTTAAAATATTCCAGCAGATACTCGCGCTGGCCCGCCGCGTTGAACTTTGAAACGAACGGCCGGCGGGCCGACTTGCTGTCGAGATACACCCAGGCGGCGATGGTAAAATCAATGTCGCCGCTCTGTAACGAGGCATTTGACGCGCGACTCAGGCTCTCGCTATTTGCCGCCGTGAATTGCGCGGCATTCCCAACCTTGCCGGGGTTCTGTGTGACGGTATTGTTGTCGGTGAGGTCGTTTGCAGACGCCACAACCGCATCGGCGCGCGTGCCGCTGGCCTCCTCGAGCTTCCAGTAACTGATCAGCCCGGAGAGCAGCGCGAGCGACCCGCTCACAATGACGATCGGCAGCGCCGGGCCTCCCAGCGGCCGCGCCCCGCGCGCCCCAGGCGCGACCACGATCGGCACGGGCTCGTTCCCCTGGGTCGGCCGCCCGTCGCTGACCACGATCACTGGACGAGCGGGCCCGCCCTCAACTGGGCGCCCGTCGGTGACCACGGCCACGCGCAGCGCTGGCCCGCCATCGGCGTAGCGGTCGGTGACGAGTGTGACAGGAATCGCGGGTCCGGCCTGGGTCATTTCTTGTGCTCCCATTTCTTGATGACGACAGTTCCAGCACTCAGCGCCAGCCAGGTGAGTGGCCAGGCGTACACGTCGGCGTAGCCCAGCACCGTGATAGCGATCGCGGCCGGCAGCGCCACCCAGAACGACACACAGATCGGGCAGTTGAGCCCGCGCCCCACCCAGGTCTGCTGATCGGGATCGAACGCCCCGCGTAGCTTAGTAAAGATCGCCCCCGGCCCTTCCTCCTCAGCGACCATGCGGCTGAGGCGGTAGACCGCGAGTGCGGCCACGAGAAAAGCGAACGGTTCAATCATGTGCATGGACCCACTCCCGAATGGCTTTCGCGATATGCTCCCGGTCGCTATTACTCACCCACCAGCCGACCGGGATGGCGACGTTGCGCGACGCGAAATGATCGACCCCGGGCAGCGGCCCGCTCGGAAACTGAAACGCTGCGTGCGTGTCGTTCCGTGTGTGTACCGGGCTAGCGGCAATTCCGTGGTCAGCCAGCCAGGAAATAAAGCCTTGCCGATCGTCCACCAGCAGGGTGTAGAGCCACCAGGCCGAGTGGTCATTCCAGATCGGCCGCGTGATGCCCGGCAGATCGGCCAGCGCGTGGTGGTAGTACAGCGCGTTGCCCCAGTGCGTGCCGAGTATCCACGGCAGCTCGGGGATGTTCGCCAGCCCGATCGCCGCCGCGATGTCGTTCATGTGGTACTTGTAGCCGACCTCCTGAATGTTCTGCTCGCACCGAAAGTCGGCTTTGCTGCGCCGATCGAGCCCGTACCACCGCAGCAGCCGCGCGCGCTCCAGCTCGTCGAGTGGGCACCATAGCGCGCCGCCGTCGCCCGTGGTCAGGTGCTTGATTGCTTGAAAAGAAAAACAGGCATAATCCCCACCGATGCCGGCCGTGAGTGAGTGCGCCGCGTCCTGAATGACTGGCAGCCCGAACACTTTCAGGCTGTCGTAGTCACACAGCGCGCCGCCCCAATCGACGGCCATAATCGCCTTGACGTGCGGCGTAATCGCCAGCCGTTCGGCCACGCTGGCCGGGTCGATCAGCCCGGTCAAGGGATCGACATCCGCCCAGACCGGGCGCGCGCCGCGCCGCACAATCACGCTGTTGGTCGCGGTACAGGTGACTGGCGTGGTGATGACCGCGTCGCCAGGCCCCACGCCGATCAGGTGCAGCGCCAGGTCGAGCGCGCTGGTACAGCTGTTGGTCGAGATAGGCGGCTGGGGTGTGCTCAGCACATCTTGCAGCGCGGCCTCGAACGCCTCGACCTGCTCGCCCTGCCCGATGTAGCCCGATGCCAGCACTGCCGCCACGCGCTCAGCGGCTTCGTCACTCATCGCAACTTTGAACAGCGGTATCATTCGAGCCAGCCCTTTGCGAATAACTCGGTTGCGTTGGCGTTGTAGACCGCGTGCTGGGTGTAGGCAAGCGCGTTGTGGGCGTGCAGCCGGCGCCAGCCGGCTACCCCGCCACAGTGCGGAATGGCGTGCGTGTTGTGGACCTTGTCGACCGCCCACAAGAACACATCGTCATGGCACGCGATCGTCGTCTCGTTCCACCGGATGCCCTCAGCCACGTAGCAGGCCGTGCGGTGGGCAAAGTTGCCGGTGGTCAGCATCCGCATGTCGAGCGGGCAGAGCCGGTCCAGCGTCGACGCCTGGCCGTCTTCGAAGGTGTACCAGTCGCCGCGCGTCCAGTGCTCAGCCGGGTGCAGATCAAACCACGCGCGTACGGTGTCCAGCCAGCCGGGATGGAACAGGTCATCATCGCAGAGATAGGTCACCACGTCGGCAGTGACCAGGCCCAGCGCCTGGTTGATCAGCCGGCCCAGGCGCGGTGTGACGAGTCGCTCCGCAGTGGTCATCTTTGGCGCATCCACAAAGCAGTAGGCTGGAAAGTCGGTCATCAGCTTGTGCGGGTCAAAGTCGCTGCCATCATCCACCAGCACCACCTGGTCAGGCCCGGCCGCGAGACTGGCCAGCGCCTCGCGCAGCATGCGCGGCCGGTTGTAGGACAGGAGAATTGTGGCAACAGTCGTCATTTCTTGTACACCAGCACCGCCGTGCGGTCCTGCGCGTAGGCGATTTCATAGCCCGCCCGGAGCGCGGCGCGGATCGACGGCGTGTTATCCGCCAGAATCTCAGCCCAGACATCGTCCGAGATAGCCAGCGCGAGCCAGCGGTAGATCCCAGTTCCGTAGCCCTGCCCTCGGTAGCGCGGCGCGACTGCGAGACTGCACCACCAGCGCCCGCCCTCCAGGCGCAAGAGCCCGTAGCCCACGTCGGTGTTGCTCTCACTGAACAGAAAGATCGGGTAATCGTGCGGCGCGCGAGCTGCCCACCACGCCCGCTGCTCAGCCGGCGTGATTTCGTGCGTGTCGCGCGTCATCCACTGCCGGCCGCTGTTGCGGATCACCCTTAGGGTTTCCACATCTTTCTCAGTGTGAACAGGTCGTGCGTTCATCGCGCCACCGCTATCACATCGTCGTACCAGGCTGGGCCAATTTGCCACTTCGCCAGGGTGCTTTCGATAAAGTCAAAGTCGCCACCATACCGATCGCCCCACTTGCCCAGCTTCTCAGGAATATTCGGCGGCACAATGCAGTGCCCACCGATCGCACTCTCCACCGCCTCGTACCGCTCCGGCAGCGTGCGGCCGAGCCGCTGACAGACAAACTTGAACATCAGCGGCCGCCGCTCGTTCACTTGTTCCGCCCGATGGCGGATGATGTGCAGCGCCTCGGGTGTAAACACATCGTCGTCGTCGATAAACACCAGATAGTCGCCAAGGGCCTGCGTCATCCCATAGTTGATCTGGCAATGCCCCCAGCAGTGATGGCCAGCGTCGAACGGCAGAAAGCGGTACGGTGGTCCTTTGCCCTCGATCTCAGCTGCCAGCCAGGTCAATGGGTGGTCGTGCGTGTCGCCGATAATCAGCACCTCGTCACCGTCCGCGAGCTGCGGATCGATCGAGTCGAACAGGCGATGCAGCCCGTCGCCGTCCGGCGTCGGCACGATTATCGAGAGACGGCAGGCCATCCGAGTGCCCTTCGCTGCTCAAACAATTTCCGATCGCGCTCCGCTTTGGCGCGGCCTTCCGCATACACAGCATCGTCGGCTGCCCCAAAGTAGGGATGGTCGTGCGCCAGGATAGACCAGGGCGCCTTGGCGTACACGTCGTCGGCGGTCGCCCGCTCGACGAGCTCATTGTCGCCGTAGCTATGGTCGTACCAGACCGGATAACCACCATAGCGCTCGAGCAGCGACCGGCTGATAAGAAAATGACAACTATGCTCGACCCCGTGCCCGTCGCCGTTGAAACCCACCAGGCCGTCGCCGTCGCCAAATGTCTGCTGATAGGCTTCTACTGCGCGTTGCAGCCACGGCCCAACCGGGATAAGATCGTTGGCGAGACTGGCGATCAGTAGCGCATCAGTGCGTTTGATAGCCCACTGCATTGCCTGCCAATAGGTCAAGCGGTCGCTATCGTGGCAAAAGGTTTCAACCCCCATCTGGCGTAACTGCCCAAACCACTCAGCTTCACCGCGCGCCCCAACCGCGTACAGTCGCCACTCCACGTTGCCCGCCGTTGCGAGTAGTCGCTTGGCGTTGCGGATGGTCTGCTCGGCACGGCCCCGGCACGGCATGATGGCGGCGACGTTCATGGCTTGGCCAGCTCCACTTTCTTGGGCCTAAGCGCTTTTGTCGGCTCGGCGTCCGGTCTGAGCGCTTCGGGCGGCGGTACCGCCGGGTCTTGCTTCGGCACGATTCGGAGCGGCACGCGCTCGGCCAGCCAGGCCGCTTCGGCCTGGGTCACATCGGCGTAGCGGTGTTTGGCATTGTTGCCCAGCCGGATCAGCCGGTGCCCAAAGTCGAACGGGATCGAGCCGCGCTCCTCACCCAGGTACTGCACCCGCACCATGCCGCCCTCGACGTTGACCGGGTTCGGCTCAGCGAGATTGCCCACCGCCTGCCCGGCCAGCTTGACCAGCGGCGCGTCATCACCGCAACAGCTTGCCATCGGTATTACCCCTTGTTCGTTTCGGTAGTCTTTCCAGACCGGCTCCATCGTTTCCCTGTTGGGATAGAAGCGGGTCATCCGGTCGCCTTCCCAGACCCGGTAGACAAAGATCGGCTGATTGGTCCGGTAGCCGCAGATGCCTGCCTGCGCGAGCCTGAGATGAAACCGCCAATCCTCCCAGGCGTCGCCGCGCTCGTCCATCCCGCCGACCGCCCGGACGTGCTTGGCCGGGATCAGCGTCGTGATGACGTGGATGTTGTAGCGCGCCATGTTGGCCTGGACATAATCCGGCGCCCCGCGCAGCTCATACGCGCCGGTCTGCTCAAACGTGTAGCAGTCGCCGTAGACATAGCCGTGGCCGCCTTCGGCGTAGGCACGCAGCAGATGCTCGATGCCGCGCGGCAGGTAGTAGTCGTCGGCGTCCAGGAAGCTGAGAAACTGCCCACGCGCCTTTTCTATCCCCCGGTTGCGCGTTCTTGCCGGGCCGCGCCGCTCGCCGTCCGACTCCAGCACCGTGCAGCCGGGCAACTGTCCGATCTCTGTCTCCCCATCTGCAACCAGGATGGTTTCGCATAATGGCGCCACGCTCTGGTAGGCCACGCTGGCCGCTGCGACGCGGCAGTGCTCAGCGTGACGCGGGCCGACCGGGATGATGACACTGACGAGCGGCTTATCCACGGCCGGGCTTCCCTCTCAGCAGCGGCACTTGCGGCAGGCCATTCTGCACACGCTGCTGTTGCGCCTGAAGCGCCAACTGGCGGGCTGTCGCCGCGGCGATCTCGTCGAGCTCCTCTTGCTTCAGGCGGTCGAGGTTCTCGCGCGCCGTGCCCTGGATCGGCCGGTAGACCATGTGGCCCTCTTCCCAATACGCCAGGGTCGTCTCTTCGGGCGCATCCTCGATCCGGCGAATGTCCTGCGTGCGAATGATGAGCGTGCCGTCGCTCGTTGTGAAGGTACTGAGCATTGCTATCGCCCTCCCCTGCTGAGGATGCGGCGATACCAGGGCTGCTCCCGAAAGCGTGCTTCCCAGCGCTGCCGCTCACGCTCAGCTTCCAGTTCCTTCCGCACAACGCGCTGCACTGCCGACTCAAGGTTCGGCGGCAATTCCGGCACAAAGTACATAGCCGGTTGCCTAAACCAAAAATCTAGCTGTTTGTTAAGGTCCGTTTGATTCTCAAACATCGTCTGTGTCTCCTCACAGCTCCATGTTGAGCGCGCGGCTGGCGGTGGAGTCCCCGCCTTTTCGGGAGCGACCCTAGCCGCGCGCATGCTCCTCTTAGCCGTTCGAGCCCGACTGCGGGTAGAAGTACGGCAGCGGGGTGTTGACGCCGCCACCATTGACGAAGTAGGTCTCATCGGTCATGGCGTCGCGCTCGTGGACAGAGATCGTGTAGCGCATGTTGGTGAATTTCGCCGCCAGGAACGGGGTCATCAGAATCAGGCGCGGCCGCTCGACGATCTCGACCTGCACGCAGGTGTGGGTGGGCGACTGCCGGACCTGCAAGAAGCGCCCGTTCTGCAAAACGCTGAAGTAGCCCTGGGGCGCCATCGCGCTTGCGGCTGCGATCGCCTGCTCATTGAACGGGAAGTACTCCCAGAACAGCGTCGGCTCGCCGTTGGCGGTCAAGGGCACGAAGTGGATGTCGCTCTCATAGGTGCCCACGACGCCGCCGGCCGCCACTTCCTCGACCTTGGTGTCGTCGATGATGACCTCGTAGCGCTTGCCCTCGATGAGCAGGTAGCGGCCCTGCCGCATGTCGTCGCGCATCTTGGTCATCTCTTCGGCGCTGGATGTGCGGATGATGGTGTTGGTCGCGCAGCCGACCGTGGCGTAGACACACGGCCAGATGTTGGTCAGCGTCCAGAACGCGCCGTAGCGCATCGTGAACGCCCACTTGACATCGAACCCGAGCTGCTCGGCGAGCCGCTCTAGGTTCGTGACGACATTGGCAAGGATGCCATAGATCGTGCTGCCGCTGCTGGTGGCGTTCGTGCCGTTCAGGTCGATCACGATCGAGTCGGCCGCGGGGCAGAGCACCCCGGTGATCGCGTCGCGCTTGCCGGTCGAGACCAGCAGATCGAGCCCGCGGTACTGCTGCCAGCCCGCGCTGCCGGCGGTCGTCTGCGGGTTGCCGGTGTAGATGTAGCGCGCGTAGTCGCGGAAGTAGCCGGTGTACAGCTCGGCCAGCTTCTTCTCGTACTCGGTCTGAAGCGCTTTTTGCCAGTTGATTGGGCCGGGCGGCGTGTTGCCCTGCATGTCCGGGCTGCCGAACAGCACGTTATCGGTGAACTCGCCGCGGTTGACGATCTGCCCGGCATACTTGACGTTCAGCACCTGGCTCTCGCGGCCCTGCTGGCCAAACGGGTGCTGCTGCCGGCAGAGCTTGAATTGCCCCACCAGCGGCCACTCGGCGCAGGCGCCCGTGGGCTCGGTGCCGGTCGAGGCGGTCAGGCCCGTCAGGATGCCGAAGATCTCGTTGGTGTCGATCGAGGGCCTGACCGGCAGCCGCCCCGCCAGCCCGCGCGGCATGATCATCGCGTTGACGATCTGCCTCGAGAGGCCCGGCGTCGCCAAGAGCCCGCCAGGGCCGTGCAACTGCGCGCCGGCGGAGGTGCCGGCGTCTTTGAACGTGGACGCCATCGCATTGAAAAAGCGAATGGCATCAGGCGTGAGCGATGGCGTCAATCCTTCCATTGGGATGTCTCCTTACGTAAGCATTCCGTGTTTCGATCAGCGTTTACGATTGGTTCGGGCTCTGGCCGTAGAGCTCCGGGAACGTCAAGGCACCCCAGCCAGCCCACGGCCGATCGGGTGTGCTCTCGACCTTTTGCTTATCGGGTTCTGCGGGCTGCTGCGGGCCGGCACTCTTCAGCGCGGCCTCGAGCTCTTCGGGCAGGATGGTCGCGGGCTGGCGCCCCTTGATCTCGGCGACCTCGGCGGCAAGCTCCTGCTGCTGCGCTTTGAGCGCGGTCAGCTCGGCCGCCCGTGCGTCGTCCTTGGTGGCGACCGAGCCGAACATGGATTTCATCTCATCCACGTAGCCGGCCATCTTGCCTGCGACGTCGAGTGCTTTCATCATCGGCTGGCTGGCCTCGGTCCAGGCCTCGATCAGCAGCGCCTTAAATTCGTCGCGGGTCAGGTTGCCGACGACCTCTTCGCCGCCCTCGTCCATGACCGGCTCGTCTTCGAGGAGCAGATCGTCGGCCTGCTCTTCGATAGCCGGCGCGGCTTCGGCCACGGGCGGTGGCGCGGCTTTGAGCGCGTACACCACACCGCCGATGGTGATTTCGTCCGGCGCGGCGGGCGCCTGCTCGGGTGTGTCGTCGCTCTTGAACGCGATGCCCTGCGCCTCCGCGCTCTTGTCGGCTTGCTGCGCTCCATAGAGTGTTTTTGCAGCGATCTCAGGCGGCACGCCTTTGCTGTTCATGTCTTCCAAAAAGGTCTTTGTCCGCTGGTCATATAGCTCCTGGTCCATGCGTCTCTCCTTGACGGTCAGGCCGGTGAACAAATTGCTCGCACGGCCATACTTGATAGGCACCGCACTGCGCTCAAAGCGCCGAATATCGCTAAACACCCCGCCCGCATCGGGCTGGTCGAGGGGGTGAAAAAAACCAGGGGAAAGCTCGTACTCGGCCGCGCTGTCGGCAAACGCCCGGCCGAGCGCCGCACTCTTGAACGTACCGCTCTCGATTGACGTGCGGCCAATCACGATCGAGTAGTCACAGTCGCCGATGTCCAGGCCGGGCCCCCACGGCGCTACCGGGTCGAACGGATCCGGCTCACCGACGTGCCAGTAGCGCAGCGGGCCGTACATGCCCGTCGCGGTCATCCGTGCCGCGTCCGCTTCCAACGCTTTGGTGCTGATGATCTCGCCGTCGCGATCGCGGTAGGCGGTCGTCGTGCGAGCAATCCAGCGGTAGGCGCCAGCGTGGTCCTTAAAGACGGTGAAGGATTTCTCGCTCGGCAGATCCATTTTTTCGGCCCGGTAGAGCGCTTTGAGCTTGTCGAGCGCCTGGGCCTTGTCCGGCCCCTGATAGGTGTTGCCCCGGTAGCCGCCGTGCAGCGCGGCCCAGGCTGCGCCCATCAGCCGATGATCGGGTTTTCCGTTGCGCTTGACCTGCAGGTGGTACGTGCTGGGTTTCGCGCTGTCTTCGACGACCAGGTAATCGCCGGGGCTGCTGGCTTTCGTCGTGACGGCCCATGACTTGCGCTTGCCGCTTCTGGTCTCGTCTCTGGCCGCCTGGCGCGCCCGCGCTTCCTCTCGGCGCTTGTCCGACTCGGCCCGCCGCCGGTCGTTCTCGGCCCGACGTGCGGCGGCCTCAGCGCGGTTCTGTGCGACTCTGGCGTCAGTGGCCACGCGGCGCTGATCAGTCTCTGCCCGACGCGCCTGCTGATCAGCCCGGCGTGTCTGCTGGGCGTGCTCGCGCTGTTGCTGCGTGACCGTGCGCTCTGCGGCCCGCGCCTGCTGCGCCTTAGCGTCTTGCACCGCGGCGTTGTAGCCGCGCACATCGCCACGCTCCAGGGCGGAGAGCGCGCGCCGGCCTGCATCCGTCGCTTCGCCGCTCTGGACAAAGCCGAGCTGTGCGAGCTGGCCGACGTCGCCGGAGAGTGCGCCGCCCTCAGCCGCTGCGCGCAGGTTTGCCACGTCGTCCGGTTTCAGCCCGACCGCGGCCGCCGTCTGCGTCGCGCGCTGCGCACGCTCCTGCGTCTGCTGCGTGCGCTTCTCATCGGCGGTGGGCTTCTCGGGCTTGGCCTTGCCGCCGCCCCCACCGCCCTTGGGCTCTTTTTCGGGCTTGGCGGCAACGTCGCCGGCCTTGCTCAGCAGATCGCGCACCCGGCCCGCGTCGCCCCTGAGCGCCGCATCAACCGCGCCCCGGCCGGATGCGGTCAGGCGGTACGAGCCATCCGCCGCTAGTTCGGCCAGGCCGAGTGCCGCGAGCTTGGCACCGTTGACAGGCGCCAGTACATCGCCGGCCCTGGCATCGACCAGGGCATCACGGGTCTGGTCGTCCAGGCCAGCGTCGCTCAGCAGCTTGTCGCGCTGCGCACGTGCCTCAGCGTCCTGTTCCGTGCGCTTGGCCTCACGCTCTTGCTCGCGCTCTAGCTTCTTGGCATCCCGCTCGACCGCGCGCTGGGCATCGGTTTTCTTCGGTTTTGCGGCTGCCCGGCCCTTCCCGCCGCCGCCCTTCTTGCCGCCCTTGGGGGCAGCAGCAGGCTTCGGCGCGGTCTGCTTCGGCTGGTTTGAGAGCTTGGGGCCGCTCGCCGCCGCGCCGCCGCCGCCAGGGCAGGCGCCGTACTTGCCATGCACATTACAGAGATTGCCCCTGATTCTGGTGATGCCCTGCCCGAACTCGCCGTCTTTCATGCGCAGTGCGCACGACTCACACGGGCTGGTCGCTTTCGTCCGCCACTTCGGCTGGCGTCGCGCCATGCCCGGCGTCGCGAGCAACCCGCCAGGGCCGCGGAGCGAGGCCCCCGCGGCCGTGCCAGCGTCTTTGGAGGCGGGCAGGCTACTGTAGCCGCGCATATGCGCCCAGCGTTTGGCGAACGGCTTCTTGTTCGCGAAGGCCCACTTCCATTGTTTTTTCGAGCGCATCGGCATGGCAACAAAGAAAAAGGCGCCGACATCCTTCGAAGGATGTCGGCGCCAAGCTCGACGGTGCTAGCGACACTCGACCGCTAACGGCTCAATTATGCGACCGGCCTAGGGAGACGGGGTTAAGCAGTTGGCGCACTACCGCACGGACAACCGCCCCCATCGATCGGTAGTGCTAGGCCGGCACAAGGTCACTATACACTACTGATAGTTCGCTGTCAATCTTTCTGACCGGCTTCCAGATTTGACGCGCGCCACACCCACTACAACGCAGCGGAATTGGCTCATCCGAGTACGCGCCCTCACCCAGAACGAAGAGCAAACGTGCGCCATTGGTCAAGCCCAGATGACGATGACAGCACCGGCAGCGATATGGTCTGTACTCGCTCACGTCATCACCTTCAGCGTCACCCGGCTGTGCTGCCGGCTCCAGAGCAATTTCACCCGCCGCGTATAGTTCGGCCCGTCGTAGTTCGCATGACGCGACGCCAGGCGCAGCTGCTGCGCGAGCCAGGCGCTCGCGGTCTGCCAGTCGGACCGGAGCGCGAGCAGGAGCAGTTCCAACAGCGTGCCATTTCGGGCAGCCAGGTCCGGCCTATCCGGCGGCATGAGCGCGCTGGCTACGACCCGATCGGGCCAAATGTCGAGCGCAAAGCCCTCGCTGGCGCCGATCGTGCGCTGCCCATCGTCGGACTGCGACCAGACCAGGCTGGCCGGCGGCGTGCTGAAGAGATCTTGTAGCTCAGCGGTGGTCATACCGGCGGCTGACCTTCCCATGGATCTTCCCCACCAATCTCCACAACGAGTGCCTTGATCTGCTCTGATAACTTTCGCAAGCCCTTTCGTAGTTGGTCAACATGAAATGCTGGCGGCATAGCGAGCTTTGACGCCGCGATAAGGTTATCGGCCTCGTCTGCGAGCTGGCCTAGTCGCTCGATCTGCTCCTCAACCACTACTACTGCCATTATGACACCTCGCTGTCTATCGCCCGCTGGAAATTCGTCGCCGCCTGGCGGTCCCATTTTTGTGCAATGACCGTATCCCACTCGCGCGCCCTGGTTCCTGGGTGATGGACGCGCCGGGTGGTCACCCGCACGTTGCCCCGCCGGCCCGGCCCGCTCGCGATCGAGCGTGGCAAGGTCTTGGACTGGAAGGGTGTGTTGAAGACTAGCACCCGCCCCCGGCGCGGCACAATCAAGTGCGGCCGGGTGCCCTTGTTCAGCCGCCCGTAGTTCTCGTCGTTCGTCCCGATCTCGCGCTCGTACGGCGTTGGACTGTTGATGGTGAAGTCGGGCCTATCCCGCCACGTCTGCGCAGTCACCTCGAAGTCGACCTTGATCGCCAGCGCCGTGGCGTTCAGGGTGTTGGTGATGACGCGCGCCATGCTCTCAGGATCAACCGAGAGGCGGCGCGGGATGATGGCGCGCGATTTAGCCATAGTTAACTCTCAAATAATGGGCCATTATTAAGGGCAAGCGCATCAACTAAATTTATTTGTATATCTAAGAGTTCTCGTTGCTCACTGACTGTTTTAGGCCTAGAAATATCTCTATATTTCCACAACTCAAATATAACAGCAGGGTTTAATTCAAACCACTCATCACCAGTAGCATCGTCTTTTATTCGCACTCGTTCAAATAATCGATGTATCCATGCCTCAATCCATGACAAACTACCAGACTTGATTACATGGATTGGCACGAGAGGATATCCAGCCCCACATCTTAACTGTCTAAATCGAGTAGGTATATCGTCTGAAATACCTATTTTGTACCTATTAGGAAATAATGATATCGGCAAGGTGCTATCCCACTCATTACAATACAAAATGTATATACCTTTATTAGGAAAGGCCATCGATTTGACCGTATCACCCCATCGATAGGCCCAAATTGCACGCCTTATCTGTTCTTTATCAACATCACTAATATCTCGCACTTCTCCCAGATCAGATCCGGCCGACTCAAGAAGCCAAATTGTCCTGATTGAAATCGTTGCCTCGGCAAGGAACTTCCATTGAAGTCGCTTCAAATCGGCAAGCGCCTGCATATACTCAGTATTGGGATCGGAATAAAGAAAGCTCATAACTGCAACACCCCTTCCCGAATATGCACCGGCGACCAGTCGCGCTCACGCTGGATGCAGGTTTGACACGAGTCATCTTTGCTGCGCCGCCACCATGCGTCATAGTCGCCCTTATCCTCATCCACCGTCTGCACCTCCCACGCGCATCCGCAATTCCCAAAACACTGGGTTCCTTGCGCGGGCATCGCCGGCAGCGGCAACATCTTGACCTTGCCGCGCCAGTAGGGCACCTTGATGCTATTGGCGTAGCTGGCGGCTCGTGCGTTCCAGCCGTTCTCCCACCTCTTGCCCGATTGGATCGATAGCGCGAACTGCCCCAGGAACCTCAGCTGCACCGCGACGTCTTTGGCAATCGCCGCCGTCGCCGCCGCGCTCAGCGTATCGACCCCGGCGCCGGCCATAAACGCTGCCGTGTGGTAGCGCGCGAGCTGGCGCGAAAGCTCCTGTTGCCACGCGGCGACCTGTGCCGGATCCTGTTCCAAGGCGCCGGTCGCCTGCTGAATGAGCAAGGTCAGGCGGCGAATGAGATAGGGTAGCGGGCCGGATGGCTGCTCGCTCATAGCAAATCAAGTAGTGAGTGTTGTGTAGCCTCAGAACGCGGCGGCTCCAAAACTTTAATCGAGAATAACCAATGCAAATCTTCAATTGCTAAATCAAAATACTCGTGGTTGGGATACTTGCGGCAATGACGATACCTTTCATGTAAAAACCGTTCACACCAATCCAGATCGGATGTCTCAATGACATGCAATAAGGTCAGTGACGGTGCAGCACAAGTATGCTTCGCTATTCGGCGCGGAACAATTTCAGCTTTACCTATCTTATATCCCTCATAAGGATGATGATAAATATAAATCCCAGTTACAGGAAAAATGAAGCCCTCTTTTAACCTTTCTATGTCTAGCTGATCCTTAAAAAATAACGCACCCGTACACTTAGCCCACTCGTTTACTTGCTCAAACAGTATGCCAGTGCTCTTTTCAAAATCCTCCCTTTGCTGATCGGTTATATCCATTGGACTTATGCAGAGCATATTTAATACGTGGTCAAGGAACTGACTAAATTGCCTTTTATGTAAACGAACATAATAACCACACTGCGGGCAGTAATCGGCGGTCCCAGGCGCTGTTTCTCCACAACTATTACACTTATATACTTTTTCCTCAACAAATTCTTGAAAGGTTAGCCATAATACATGATTACGAGCATAAGGGTTCATATTATCGATCATGCTTCCTGGCCTCCCTGCCCAGTTTGCGCGCACTATCCAGTTCCTGCTTGAGCAGCGCCAGCGCATCGTCATCTTCCTTGTCGTCTTTGTAGGTTATCCCAATATAGATCGGATTTCCGTCTTTGTCATGGCCAATGAGCCTATGCTGTGTGATGGTAATTCGATCCTTGGTCGCCGTCGCCATCCCTGGCTGCGGCTTGGGCGGCACGGTCGGTGCGCTCTGGAGCAGCGCCAGCGCGGCCGGGTTGTACGCGGTCTCGCCTTGCGGCTTCTCATCGTCCGAGATCTGCCCGCCGGCCGTCGCGTCATTCTGGAGCAGCTCCTGGGGCAGATCCTCGCTATCCACCGCGAGCTGGCGCGCGATCGCCGGGTTGATTTCACCTGAGTCAATCTGCACCTTACGGGTATCGGCGCGGAGCTTCTTGACCTCAGCGTGGGCCTTCTGGTCTCTGAGGTCGTTCTCATCCTCAAAGAGCAGCTCGGTCGTCGCCGGTAGCACGCGGTCACTGGCCGTCTGCTCCCACCACTTGAGAAAGGCGGGCAGGCTGCCGGCGCCCTTGGCCGCCTCGTCCAGGATAACCGTCTGCGTGCCCGTTCCCAGGCCCTGCCCGCTCAGCGGCTGAATGTCTTGCACCGGCACGCCCAGCGCGTTGGCGTAGATCAGATAGCCATTGTCGCGCTCATCCTTGGGGACAAACTCGGCGAGCAGTTCTTTCAGCCTGACCTCGACCAGGCTGATCGGCGTGTCCGAGGGGATGGCGCCCAGGATTGTGCCCAGGTAGTAGAGCAGACCCTTGGCCTGGGCCTCGGCCTGCCCCGCGCGGATGATGCCCTGCAAGGTCGGGTCGCTGATGCCCTGGATGAAGGCCAGCTTATTGGCCCCGCCGCCGGTCAAGTTCTCGAACACCAGCTGCTCCATCGCGGCGAGCTTGGCGATCGTCGGGTAGGCCCGATCGGCCGCGCACTCGCCGACGCCAAACAGCTCAGCGCGTGGGCTGGGCTGGTCTGCATACATCAGCACCTGGTCCCAGCGCAAAATCTGCTGCACGCCGCTCACCGGCATGTAGCGCAGCGGGTAGGCCAGGTTGCCCGTACGCACGCAGCGGAGTGAGTCCAGGTGGTAGAGCCCGCTGATTTTGGCGCCCGGCCGCGAGCGAGTGACCGCGGCCTCCGCAAAGCCACCGGTGTCTGCCCCGGCGATCGTCTCTTTCACGCGCACCTTGATGGTCTCGTCGTCGTCGCGCCGGATGCGCACAAAGATGCCGTTGTTGGTGGTGGTGAGGTCGCGCATCACTTTGAGCGCGAAGGGCACCCAGCCCTCGCCGCCGTTCGCGCGCTTGAAGAGCTCCTGCGAGGCTGAGACGCGGCGCTTGCTGTCCTCACTGTCTTTGATGATGTAGCCGTGCGCGGCGAACTTGGTGGCGACTTTGGCGACCGCCGCGCCCCACATTGCCTCACGCTTGGTCGTGCCAGAGAGCACCCAGTCGCGCCGTGGCGAGTAGTAGGGCGGCAAGTCGGTGTAGGTTGGCGGCGACATGAGGTAGGGCAGCGCGACCTGAAAGAGCACGCCCGACGAGGGATAGTCCAGCGTGTCGCCCTTGATGGCGGATGGGAGCTGTCCGTTGCCGTTGGTCATTTAATCCTCGTGTAAGTGTAGGGCCATCACCCGCCACACGAACTCATCACGGGATGGCCGCGCCCAGTGACTGCCGCTCCACGTAAAACCGAGCGCCTCAAGGCGCACGGCACAGCGGCGCCCGGTGTAATGCGGCGCATAAAACCACCGACGATACAGGGCCAGCGCCGTCGCGCGTTTGAGGAGCTCGCTCATACCTCGTGTCTCCGCGTCCAGGCCAGATAGCGCAGCGCGTCTGGGCCGTGGTTGAGGGCATCGATCGGGACCCCGTCCGGGCCGTTGCGGTAGCTGGCCAGCTCGTAGCGCAGCTGCACGCAGCGCGGATGGACGCGGATGCGCCGCACGCCGTTCAGGTCCGGCGCGAGCATCCGCCGGGTCGCCTTCACACTCTCGTCGATGCGGTGGGGCTTCCCCTGCGTGTACACGCCCGCCAGATGCAGCCGGCCGCGCAGCTCGGCCGCCGCACTGTCGACCGCGGCATACGTCGGTACCGGGTAGGGCAGCGCCTGGACCTCAGCGATGTGATCGTCGCTCAGCTTCTTCACCGCGTAGCTTTCATAGAATACATCGAGGTGCCCGCCGCTCTTCTCTTGAATAAGCAGAAACACCCGCGGTGAGCTGGTCGCGGTATAGTGCCCGACCTTGGGATCGAACGTGCCTTCGTAGCCGTCGTCGATTGCGTAATAGACCGGGCCGCCGTCTGGCACATACTCGGCCGCCTCGGTCACATTGCCGTCGTCGGGGCCGTCGCTCCAGATATCATACACCAGATCGGTCGCCGCGGTGAAGGCTTCCAGGTCGTTGGCCGGGTACTCGCGGTAGATCGTCGCCGTGTCGCCGCCCGACTCGGTCAACTTCTGGTCTCTCCAGTTCGAGCCGCGATCGGGCCGCGCGAACCACGGCAGAAACACCGGCGTGTAGCCGTTCGTGCCCGACAGAGAATGCTGCCAAAACTGGTGGTAGGCCGAGCCTTGCCCATCGGCGGATGAGATGATGAAGAGCTTGCCGCCCGCGTCGATCGTCGGCTTGACCGCGGCCAGCGTCTCGCGCGGCCATTGCATAAACGCCCATTCATCGAGCAGCACCAGCGCACCGGTAAAGCCACGGCCAGCGTTCTTCGTCGCTGCCAGGCTCACCACACTGCTGCCGTTCGCCCATGCCAGATCGGCAGTGTTGTCTTTGATGAGCCGTGAAAACCACGCCCGGTCCTGATGCTGATGATACATAAAACTCATGCGGTGTACCAGCTCGTCAGCGTCGTCTTGACTGCGACTGAGACAGAGCACCGGGTAGCCGGGATACAGCGCGCAGCGGCGCATCGCATACAAACACGCCAACCAGCTAAGCCCAACCTGGCGCGACTTGAGAAACGCAATGAGCCGTTCGCGCTCCATCGTGGTGAGTGCTTCAGCTTGTGCTGGCCAAAGCACGAACGGCACATGCGCAACCTCCGCACCCGCGTCGTTAGGTACTTCGATCCGTGTGCGTGCGGCAAAGTCAGCAAGTGGCAACGCGCGCAACCCGATCTGTTTGACGCGCTGCCGCCGCCGCAGTTCGAGCTCAGCTTCTGCTTTAACTTTCAGTGATGGCGCGTAACTCATCATCGCTCAGTCTCGACACGTCGATATGCCCAGAGTGCTTGACGTCCGACCGCTCGCGATACTTCTCGGGCCGGGCGGCTTTGAGCCGAAAGATCAGCAGCGTGTCGCTGTATTCGCGAATGCTGCCGACCTTCTTGCCGCCCTGGTAGACTGGCTTGAGCGTGCCGGTGACCGCGCGCCGGTGTGCCTCTTCTTCCATCACATCGGCGGCGGCTTCTAGGGCCATGTCCCAGTCTGCTGCGAACGCGGCGTCTTCGTCGCGAGTCTTGTACGCCGTCGTGCGTCCGATCTTCGCCTTCTTGCACGCAGTGGTCACCACGCCCGACGACGCCAGCGCTTTCAGGAAGACAGCCTTCCAGTCGCCTTTTTCTACTGTTCGCACTGTTCGCGCGGTGGTCATCTCACCCCAACCTGAGTGGCCCAATCAGCCCCACGAGCGCAATCAGACTCAGCGCCAGCCAGAGCGCGATCCAGTGGCGCGTCGACCAGCCGACGATCAGCTGGTAGATCAGCGCCGCAACCGCGCCGGCGACCAGCGCCTGCACTAAGGGATAGGCTATCTCCATATCACTTCCTCCGATACAAATAGACCTCGTAGGACACAACCCCGACAATGATGGCCAGGAATGCCCCGCCAAAGAGCAGCAGCGCCTGCCGGTCGGTCACTTGAGCAACAGCGCCAGGACGCCGAGCGCGAGCACCACCAGCACGACGGCGAACAGCCGCACGGCCGCACGGAGCGTGCTCACATCCCCCTCCAGGCCGCGGTCGTCGTCATTCCCGCGCGCCCCGGTGACGACGTGACGGAGCGCGTCATGCTCTTTTTGCAGCGCGGCCAGGTCGTTCTGCACTTTGTTTGCCAGCCGCAGTGTCGAGCCGAGCAGCCGATCCATTTCGCCGAGCTGTCGCCCCGCCCGCTCAATCTCGGCCATCGCCCGCGAGTAGTCCGTGCGCAGGCCATTGATCGCCGCCTCGATCGCCTGCATCTGCAGATCGATCTTGGCGAACTTCTCCCCGCCGCGCGTCAGGCGCCGCTCATGGTCGCTCAGTTGATCTGAGGCGCGCTGCGATGAGAGCTGGTAATCGCGATTCAGGATCATGAACGCTTCTTTTAGGTTCGCCTGTGCCGGGTTGTCGTTCACTCGCCAGCCTGCCTTTCCAGCACGTCCAGGCGCCGCTCCGCCTCATTCAGGCGCTCGGTGTAGGTGCGGATGACGCCCAGCGCGCCCGACGCGCTCTGTACCGTCGCCTCGCTCCTAATCTCTTCCAGCCACGCGCGCACGGCCGCAAGGAACTCATGGATCTCCGCTGTCCGATCGGGCAGAAACACGGCAACGGCGTTGACGAGGCGGTCAGTGGGACTAATCTCGCTCACCTGAGCACCCCGCTTTTCATCCCGCGGCAGTACGCACTCACAACCTTCGGGTCAAACGAGGAGCCGGCGCCCGCCTTGATTTCTTTCACAATTTTGGCCACGGGCCAGGCCGCCTTATACGGCCGATCGGACGCGAGCGCGTCATGCGTGTCCGCGACGGCAAACACGCGCGCCGCCAGCGGGATGCCTTCCCCAGCCAAGCCGCGTGGATACCCGGTCCCATCCCACCGCTCGTGATGGCAGTAGGGGATTTTGCGGGCTTCCTCAAGCAGCGGCACGCTTCTGAGTGCCTCAACGGCATAGATTGGGTGCATCCGCATCCGGGCGCGTTCCTCGTCGTCGAGTGGACCAGGCTTATGCAAAATAGCGTCAGGGACGCCCATCTTGCCGATGTCGTGCAAGAGCGCGCCGCGGCGGTAATCCTCCAATTCGCCGTTTGACACGCCCAGCATGCGACCGAGCCGGACGGTCATCAGCGCAACGCGGCGTGTGTGACCCTCAGTCTCCTTGTCACGGAGATCCAGGAGGTACACGAAGCCCTCAACCAGCGCGTCGATCGAGGCCAGCAGCGTCGCGTGGGACGCTTTCAGCGCGACGTGCGAGAGCTGCAGCGCAATGTCAGCGGCATGCCGCGCCGCCCGCACGGCGGCGTCGGCCAGCTCGCGCGAGAGCGCCGGCAAGAGGCGCGCAGTTGCGCTCTTGAAGACCACATCATTGGCGCCGGCCCGCATCAGCTCCACGATCTTTTCCTCTCCCACCGTGCCGGTAAGGACGATGCACGGGATGTCCAGGTCGCGCGCGCGAATGATTGCCAGCGCGGGCATGGCGCCGAACGACGGCAGGCTGTAGTCAGCAATGCAGGCGTCCCAGTCAGCACTGTCGAGCGCGGCGATAAGATCTGCCTCGGTCTCCACCCGCTCGATAAGCGGGACGTAGCCGCCGAGCGTGAGCTGGCGGGACAGCAGCGCGGCGTCGTCCGGGCTGTCTTCGACCAGGAGCAAGCGGAGCGATGTTGGCATGTCATTGCACTAATTCCAATCCTGCCAGCGGTGTCCAGGTACCATCGGCGAGATGCCCCCAGCCCTGGACTGTCTCACGTATCCCGTATTCCGTGTAACTGTTGAGATAGCCCAGCTGCGTGCCGTTCGGCTTGTCGTAGTACGGATGGCGCGGCAAGCGGTAGCGCGGCACGGGCAGCCGAGCTTGCAGCGTGCGGCGCACGATATTCATGTCGATCTTATTGCCGGGGCACGATTTGTTGGCCAAACATTCTCTGTGGCCATGCACCTGGCTGACCGGGATATCCCCCCAGCGCATCAGGAGTAAGACCACGCCGTAGACGAGTTCGGCGACTTTCGCGGGCCAGGGCTCCACGTCATAGTCGCCGACGACCTCGACGCCGATGTGGCTGACGTTGCACGCGCCGGCGTGGATGCCAGGCACAGCGAGGGGCGTGCCGGCCCAGATCCCGTCGTTGAACGGGCCAGGGGTGAGCGCGGCGAGGAACAGGTGTGGGCCGGCTGACCAACCTTTTTGCTCGTAGGCTTCGCCCATACTTTCCATTGAGCGATGGCCAGCCCACTGCGCGCGGGTCGGTTTCCAGGTGTGGTGCAGAGTCACGCCTTTGATCCAGGAGGGTTTGACAAACGGAAGGAGGGCCGATTCGTAATCAGCCAGGGTGGGGTAGTGGTGAATGTCCCATGCGAAGGTCATTGCGCCCTACGGCGCGGCCTGGGGTCTAAGCTCTTTCAGTATAGCACAGTTGGTCAATATGGTAAGATGAGGAGAAGCAAAAGCGAGACAGCGGCCGGGGTCTAAGCAGCACCAGGCAGTGTCTCGCTTTTGTCTGGGCAAAGGGAGGATTATTTCGGTTTTACGGACCAATCGCCATCGGCCTGGACTTCCCACAGGCATGGGCCGTCCCTGAAGCTGGCGACGACCGAGCCTTCAAACGCGCCGATCTCGTTTGCGACAAAGTCCTGACCACCTGCGCAGATGAGCTGAACGATGAAGTTACGCTTCCCGGTATGCTTCAGGTTGTATGGCACGTTGCCGGTTTTGGTCGGTTCAAAGACACCGCTTACGTAGTCGCCATGCCCCTCGATGCCCTGCGCGGCGCCAGACTCTGGGCCGATCGGCTCGATCGTCACCGTCCAAGCGCCGTCCGCGTTGATCTCAAGATACCATTCACCCTCACCAAACATCGGCCGAATGCCGGTGTAGTTGCCGATCGTGTTGACCAGGAAGTCTTTCTTATCGTCCGGCCCGTATGACTGGACGATGAAATTACGCGATCCCTTGTGCGTAAATGTCACCCGGTTAACCGCTGCCGGCAGCCTAAACGGATCGGTGACCGTTTTACCCTTACCGCTCAGCACCACCGGCTCAGGGGCTGGCGTCGGCGTCGCAGTGGGCTCCGGTGTTGCGGTTGGTTGGGGTGTGTTCGTCGGAGCCGGTGTATCGGTCGGAGCCGGTGTATCGGTCGGCTTAGGCACGTCGGTCGGAGCGGATACACCGGTAGAGATGGGCTGCGCGGTCGCCTGAGCAGCGACAGGGACGCCCGTTACTTGTGCAGCTGGTGCGTTCACAATCGGAGTGGTGCGTGGGGACAACGCCGTAATTGCAAGGGATGCGACGCAACAGAAGGCCAGAAAGCCGCCTACGCTCAGTACCGCTTTTCCGACCCACCCACTCTGCCAAAACGCGCGCAGGCGCTCCATTCCTACCCCCTGTCGAAGATTACGAGAACATTGCTACTATCGAAAAGAGCGCTTGACCCGCTCTGGGAGCTATGGTTTAATAGTCGTCCGACGTAGAACATATATGCTATTTATGAGCAAATGCACAGATGACAGAATGTTTATGCCTCAATCGCCGGATGGCATATTGACTATTCAGTGTGGCGGGCGTAAGATACTTTTGTTTTTCCTGACATCGCACCCCTGCCGCCCCCATGCAGCGACGGCCCTTTTGCTGTAAAAAACCGAACCCCGGCAGTGTGACGGTCGGGCCACACCACCGGGGAACACTCGCACGAGTCTCTGGAGTATACCACACCAGAAGCGTGCAATTGCATTTCGCCCGGCCTCGCCTGTGGGGCCCATGTGCAGCAGGTGGTTTGTATGGATTACGATCAGCGTCGCTCGCTCGCTTTGCGTCTTATCGACGCCGCAGTTTACCCCATCCGGCTTATGCTCCAAGGCCACCACGCAACCGATCAAGAGTCTCCAGATACGCCACCACCGCCCGCACATCGTCAGGATGTAGCTTTAGCAGATAGCCGACAATCGGCTGAATCTCAGGAATACGATTCCCGAGAGAGGTAAGTTGCCGCGCAAGGTCGTCAGGTGTGCCGGGTAGACCCAGCTCGATCCCGGCCATTTCGATGACCCGCCACAGCGGAAGCTGATACGCTTTTGCAATCTTGTCCAGGGTTTCTAGCTTTGGAAACTCGGTGTTTTGTTGACCAATGATATTCTCAAGCGACCCGCGCGAAACCTTTGTTTTCTCCTCCAGGTCTCGATAACTGCTCTCCTTGAGTTTACCAGCCAGAAAGTCTGCAAGGTCGGACATTACACCCTCTGTCCTATACGTAAGCATATCGACCCTCCAACAGTATACGACGAAAATACCCACTTGACAACTAGCCACTAATAGGTTATACTGTCTTATCAGTAAGACGAACGACGTAAGGACAAGACACATGACCAATGTAGGCGAAAACAAATCCATCTGGTTCGATGAGCAGACGCTGGCCCGCCTCGATCAGATCGTCGCCGAATACAAGCGGCGCACCGGCGTGCAGCCCAGCCGATCGGCGGTGGTGTGCCGAGCGGTCGACGCTCTTTTTTTGGCCGAGTGTCTTACTGATAAGACGATCGACGTAGCTGAACGACAAACCGCTTAGCACCATCAAAGGAGCCACCCCATGCTTGCTGTTGACTTTGAGAAAGAAATCCGCTACAGCCGAATCACCCGCGACTTTGATCTCTACATCGATGGCCAATACGTCGGCAGCCGATCGAGCTACCACGAAGCAGAGGTGGCCCTCGATGAAATTATCCTCGACAAGCTCACCCACGGCGACCACCTGACCGCCACCCAGCTCGACGGTGGCGACCCCGAGGCGGTCAATTGGTCGATCCGCGATATCCCCGACGAACCGCCACCGGATGACGCGCCAGGTTCTGACGATGAAAACGGCACGCCGCATGCTCAGTATTCCACCGATGCATGCCCCTCATGCGGGGCTCAGCTCGACTGGCAAGGCCCCGGCCTGTGCGCTGTCTGTTGGGAGGCTAGTAAGGTACTCCCTGCCATCCGCTGGCTTCGCCCAAAACATTACCAGCGCTTTGCCCTCCACATTGGTCGCAGTCATCGCCGCCGCACACGCCGCAGCCGCAAAACCCAGCTCGCCTACCTGCTGATGCGCTACCGCGTCAATCACTGCATCCCTCCACTCTTTCTGCGCGCCGACTTTGCCGCCCGCAAAGGCCTGTAATTTGTAGAAAGGAGGCCCACCCATGCAGCGCCCGCCGTGCGGGGAACAGGTGACTCCCACGTCGTAGCCCTGGAAAGCGCATCGGATGAGAAAGGCGCAACCACACACCCCGTAAAACGCCAACCGAGGGGCCGGGCGTTAGGGTTGCCCGGCCCCACAATTACCACA